CCGTAGGGCGCGCCGTCGCGGACGAATTTCACGAAGCCTTTGGTGGCGAGCACGTTCAGGCGGTCCCGGATCGTGTCCTTGCCGCCAAGCCCGCCGCGGTTCTCGAACGCCTCCGCGAACTGGTTGATGGTGTAGAGCCGTCCGGCCAGCGCTTCGTCGAGGAGAATGCCGAGGATGACATCATGCTTGCGCACGCGCTCGGCATCGAGCCGCTCGCCCAGCGATCTGCGCACCAGCCGCTCGCCTGAACGGTCGACTTCCACCCAGCGTCCATCGGTCTTGTCGATGATCTTCGGCTCGATGCCCGGGCCGTTGCGCAGCTCGAAATGCAGCATCCGCTCGGGACGTTCTTCGTCGGGCCGATGCATGATGATGCCGGAGGTATAGAAGCTGCGCAGGCTTCCAGCGCCCGAGAGCGCCATGAACGGATCCTCGGCCAACTGCTTCTTGGTGATCTTGCGGGTGTGATGGCAGAGGATCAGCCCGGCGTCCGGCGCCACTGAATCCCTGAATACCTCGACACGTTCCTGCAGGAAGAAAAGCATCGCCGTGTTGTCATTCTCGCCGCCGCCGTCCGGACCACCGTCGAACAGGTTGCGGATCGGATCGATGCAGAGAATGTCGGGCGCGCCATGGCCGTAATGCGCCCGGGCGGCCGCCACGGCGCGCGAAACACCACCCGCATCGAGCAGCATTCGGATCTTCGGCGTCGCTACCAGATTGTCGCGGGCGGCGGAGAGCAGAGCCGGGTCGAGCCGGATGCCCTGAAGCCGCTCGCGCAGATAGTGGTACTGGATCTCGGCCTGCAGATAGAAGATCCGTAACGGGCGACATGGCGCGAAGCCGAGGAACGGAATACCGGCCGCCATGTGCACCAGCAGGCTGATCAGGAAGTCGCTCTTTCCGACCTTGGGCGCGCCGCCGAGAACCAGCATTCCACCCGGCGTGAGCACGCGCGGCCCAATGATGTCATCCGGCATCGGGCTCCTGTCGTCGAGGAGCGTGCCGAGCGTGAAGGTCGGCAATGGCGACATCGGCGGAACCGCCAGACGTTCGAGCGGCGGACCGTGCCGTTCTTCGTGCAGCCGCCACAGGCGCTGCGCCTCCAATGCTAACCGTTCCAACGACCAGCTCGGGCGCAGCATCGCGGCGTTGTACTGGCAGATCGCTTCCCAGGCCTCGTCACGGCTCATCCGCCCCTCATGGGCCAGCCGGATGAAATGGCCGATGGCGGCGCTCGCACCCTGAAACCGGGTCCATGCATCCTCGCTGCCTTCCCGAACCGGCGTCGTCAGAACATCGGCAATGGACGGCTTCGAGGTGGCTGGTCCGGGTTCCGATCCAATGCCGACGAGAGGCGGCATGGCGTCGACCCGTTCCGCGAAATCGCGCAGGTCCACCTCGATATGCGGGTTGTGGCGGCGGATGGTGACGAGGCGCTTGAAGCCGCCCTTGTGATAAATGGATCCCGCCAGACGGATCGGCTGGTGCGCCGAACGAAAATGCGTGTCGCCACCAACCTTGATCGCGATGTCGCGGCGCAGCCGGCAAAGCAGCGTGATGTCCTCGGCTTCGGCAGGCTCATTCAGGCGCCACCAGACATGCAGCTTGTCGAGACCGTCCTGCGTGCGGCCACCGCTTTCGACGATCAGGCTCGGCTCGCCGAGATGCCGGATCAGGTGGTCGAGTTTGGCCGCGATGTCGCCGGCATCGAGATCGACGAGCACCGTTTGCATCTGGCGCACATCGGCGGACTTGGCCTTTCCGCTCTCGGCCACCGTTCCTGGCACCACATAGAAGGCAGCACCCTCGCGCGCCGCCCAACCTGCAAAGGCAATCGCCTTCTCCAGCAGGCCGGCATCGGCTTCGATCCAGGCATTGTGCGGCCTACCGTCGATCCCCTGGCCCTTGTCGATGAAGCCGCGTAGCGGAACCCAGCCGTCGCAATAGCCGAAGACGACGTCGAGAAAGACGGCGATCTGCTCACGATCTGGCTCGACGTCGAACGGATCGACCTGCGGCGTCGCATCGTTGAAGTCGCGCCAGGCATCGAGGGAAACGACCTTGTGATCGCTCATGCCGGCAGGCCCCAGCAGCGCTGGCCCCAGGGGCACATCCGGCATTCATGAAAGTCGCGGGTGGTCGCGATCCGGGGCAGCAGTTCGCCTGCGTCCGTCGCCTGCAGGATCCGGACGGCGCGATCACTCATCCGCTGGGCAAGACCGGCATCGAAGGCCACAAGCTCGTGGTGCAGTTCGGCCGTGTCCTTGTTGATGGCGGTGAACAGCGCCGGATTGGAACAGATGCCAGGGACGCTCGCTTCCATGTAGGCCTGGTAGAGGGCGATCTGCGCCGCATAGACCGGCTTGGCGATGACGACGCCCTTGGCAACGGTCTCTCGCCAGTTCCGGGCGTTCATGGTCTTGCATTCCCAGAGCGCTGGAACGGCAAGGCCCAGCTGGACGGGGGCTGCAGCGATGATCCCGTCGACATGACCGCGAACGCGGCCACCGGCGATCGAGAAACCGAACTGCTGCCCGGCCGCGCGATTGCCCTTGCGGGTGTAAAGATCAAAGCCCACACCACGGAGCCAGCGGATGGCCAGATCTTCGAGCGCGTGGCCGATCTCGAAGATCCGCAGCGTCTGGCCGTCGAAGTCGGAGCCGTCGTCCTTCGGCGCACCGGCGAACTCAAACTGCAACGCGCGCTCGCAAGGCTGCCCGAGCCGCGATCCACCCAGATAGGTCCGGGGCGGCGTCACGGCGCGTGCGGCATCGAGGCTGCCGTCGATCAGCGCGTTGATGCGTTCGGCGATCAGGGAGCGGTGATTGAAGTCGAGCATCAGAACGGGATCTCCGCATCCCCGCGCGTTTCGGCAGAGCCTTGGGCGATGGCGCGCATGGCATCCTGAAATCCGCCGACGGCGACTTCGATCAGGGTTCGAACCTGAGCTTCCGAGAGCTCGGCGAGCCGTGTCTGCCAGCCGATTTCTTCCATGATCTCGGCAAGCGGCTTCATGCTGGCGCGGATGGCCGCCTTTTCCTGTTCGGTGAGGTCAACCATGGCCCAACGCTCCCGCGCCAAGCGCGTCCAGAAGCCTTGGCAGGCGATCGAGCAGAACCAGACCGAGGGGCGCGGCTGCTTCGATCGCACCGGGTCGAACCAGCCAAAGCCACGGGTCGGACAACGGCAAACGGCGCAGAGCGTCCCACGCGGATGCCAGAGACGAAGGCGATCCGAGGATGTCATGTTCATGGGGGCGCTCCATCATGCAGCCCTCCCGATCAGGTCAGCGGGAGCGGCGTCCGCTGCGCCGAAAACGAGCGAGCGAATGGCATCGCGGTTGAAGCGGAACGCCAGGAGCGCCGATGCCTGGTAGCGCGTGAGCCCGAAATCCTGCCGGTACTCGGGCGGCAGGAACGCGAGCTGCTTTTCGGTCGGCGGCTGGTTCAGCCACCGCCGGGTCTTGTGCGCGCTCTCGTCGCTCTCGTGTTCGTTCAGCCAGTCATCGGCTGCCGCGAGACAGACCGTGCGTTCGCCGGCCGCCAGCAGATGCGGCCGCTGTTTCTGGACGCCACCGATGCCGTACCAGCGGCCATTGAGAAAGAAGACCCCGCCCCAGGCGTTGAAGCCACTGGCGATGAGCGCGGCGTCGTCGCCGAACAGATCGCACCACCGGAAACTCGACCGCTTCAGGAGGTCGATTTCCGACATCACGAATTCGCCGAGCGGTGTGGCCTCGCTGGTCTCATCCCGTTCCCAATGGTGGCCGCAAAGCGGACACTCGGTGGTGGCGAGCGGAACGACCGCGCCGCATTCGGGACAGTCCTTCGTCGGCGCTTCGCCAGTGGACTCGCGGCCGTTCAGGTCGACATCCTGTTCGAGCGATCCGTGAAGCAGCGTCGACGTGCCGAAATCGAGCACCACGCAGTCAGTCTTCAGAACACCGGGATGTTCATCCAGCGAGACCGTGCGCAGGCCACGGCCGATCATCTGGATCATCGTCGACTTGTAGGAGCTCGGCCTCAGGAGGACGACACAGCTCGTGGGAGGATGATCCCAGCCCTCGGTCAGAACCGCGACGTTGACCACCACGCGAAGATCGCCCGCCGCGTAGGCCCCGAGCACGGATTTGCGCTCGGCATCCAGCATTTCGCCATGGACGAGCCCGGCAGGAATGCCCGCGTCCTTGAATGCGCGGGCGACATTGCGGGCATGATCGACGGTGGAGCAGAAGACAACGGTCTGCCGGTTTCCGGCCTTTTCCTGCCATTGCCGAATGACGGCGTCGGTCACCGGAGTCCGGTTCATGATCGCATCGACTTCGCTCATGTCGAAGTCGTCGGCGGTGCGCCGCACCTTGGTGAGCTGATCCTGGACACCGACGTCGATGACGAAGGTGCGCGGCGGCACGAGATGGCCGGAGGAAATCAGTTCGCCGATGCGGATCTGATCCGCGACATTCGAAAAGACGGCGCGAAGGCCGCGCTTGTCGCCACGGTTGGGCGTAGCCGTAACCCCATAGATCCGGCATGCCGGGTTGGTCTGCAGCGCCTGGTCGATGATCCGGCGATAGCTGTCGGCCGCCGCATGGTGCGCCTCGTCGATCACCAGAAGATCGAGCGTCGGCATCGCATCGAGATTGCCGGTGCGCGCCAGCGTCGGAACCATTGCGAAGGTGACTTGCCCTTTCCAGGACTTCTCGCGCGCATCGACGACGGACGTGGAGAGACCGGGCACGACACGGCGGAACTTGTCGCGGTTCTGGTCGGTGAGCTCGTCACGATGAGCGAGAACGCAGGCCTTGGCGTCGGGATCGGCGATCATGCGCCCCGCGACAGCCGAGAGCATGATCGTCTTGCCGGCCCCGGTCGGGGCCACGGCGAGCGTGTTTCCATGTTGCGAAAGCGCGCTGACGCTTCGCTCGACGAACAGTTTCTGGCGGGGTCGCAACAGCATGGGTAGCGGCCCTCACTGCGCCCAGGAGGGACGAATGCCCGGCTGGGGCATCGAAGCCTGCGCAGTTTGAGGCTGCGGAGCCGGTGCCCTCGCTGCTGCGCCCGCCAGCGGCGCGTACTCCTTGTGGTCTGGCGTGACGGCGGCGCGGATCTCGTTCTTCTCCTCGCCGTTGGTGTCGGTCCCGACATCGATGCGGGCCACGAACTCCAGCCCATCGAGATCGGCGAAACCGCTGATGCGGCGCGCTGCCTGCGCCTGAGCCGAGGAATCCTTGTCGGAAATGCCGCGAGCGGAATTCAACATGCCGCGGATCAGGCTGCGGCCCATATTGGCCCAGTCGGGACCCTTCGGGCTGTAGAGCCCGATCAGCGTGAAGATCTTGCGCCGCGCATAGGGTCCTTCGAGCACGGTAAACTCGCCGGACAGATAGACCGAACCGGTCGTGCCACGCGTCGCATAGCCTCCGGTCCAGCCCTGAGTCGGATCGTCGAAGCCGCCCGGACGGATGGTGAGGCGCACCTTGGCCAGCGTGCCCTTCGGAATGATGTTGCTGTTCTGCTTGGCGTCGTTGAAGTCGTTCCAGGATCCAGACATGACTGGTTGCTCCTCTTCAGGCGTTTTCGGGATGGGTGATGTCAGTGGTGGGGTTCGCGGCGTCCGGCCGGCTGAACGCCAGGCGCTCGGCGGCGGGCTTCACGGGGCCGCGGATCTTCGTCATCAGCCGACCGAGATGCGGCTCTTCGACGGGCGAAAGACGCCCTGACCGGTCCTTGGCGGGAAAGCCCCACGGATTGATCGTGTGGCAGACGAAGGCGCGATAGGGCGTTCCCGCGTCGTCCTTGATCTCTGCCATCGTCAGCACTTCATCGACGATGCCAGGCAGTTCGAGACCGGTCTTCGATCCGTCGATCTGCGGCTGGAAGATGCGCCGGTTGAAGTCGTCCAGCTTCTCGTCGAGGATGCCGACGAACCAGACGTTCTTGGCCCTTGTGTGCTGGAGATGGGTGAGCCACGCGATCATCTCGCGACCGTGCAGGCCGTAAGCGCCGCGAATGTCGGGCTTACCTGTCTTCTCAGAGAAGGCGTCGGGTTGGCCTTTGCACCACTGGAAACACAAGCGGCCGGCGACCGAGATCGAGTCGATGAAGATCGTCCGGTAGCGATCCATGACACCGGGATCGCCGAAGCGTTCGCAGACCGCCGCGAAATGCGCGGGGCTGTATGCCTGGTCGTCGCGCAGTGCGGGGTTCGGCCCGCCGATGAACACGGCGAAGTCGCGGCATTCGGGCCAGGTGCGCGGACGCACCGTATCGCCGGGCCATCCCTCGATGGCAAGGTCGCCCGCCTCGAGGTCCATGAACAAGGTGGACTCGGCATCGAGCGTCCAGAGCAGGCTGGTTTTTCCGATGCCGGATTTGCCGAAGATCGTACCCTTGATGCCGCGAGGTTCCGCGAGCCGCTGGTCAGCGGTGATGATGGGGAGCGCCATGGTCAGCGCTCCGTCCTGGCGCGGGCCGCAGCCTCGACGGCACGGTGCGCGCCGAGAGCGCCGGCATCGCGCGCGATCTGGCTGAGCTTGCGCAGGGCGTACATCTGATCGATGAGGGCGCTGGACGCCGCCTCCAGTCCGCGCAGCGCGAAGGCGATGTCGTCGATCGTCGCCTCGGTAATCGGCTTGGCGTCGGTTTCGCCACGCTGCGGCGCTGCCGGGATCCGGATCGTCTCAGGCAATGAGGCGAGGCTGTAGTGCGCCTTCTTCAGCGCTTCGAGCGCGGACAGAGGGGTTTCGGGCTTGGATTTGCCGAACGGGAACATGGGTGATCCTTTCAGTCGCGGAGAAGTCGGAAGGTCTGCTTGCCGGTCTTCAGCGTGCGGGCCGGAGTGAAGGCGCGGCGGATCGACTCCGGCCATGCGCCGTAGGCGCGCTCGGAGACGCCGAACGTGATCTCGACATAGTCGGTGGGGTTCTCGCCCCCGGCGGGGATGGTCTCGACGAGCGCAGCGAGCTTCGCCTGGTCCCACTCGACCTTCTTCGGCAGGTCGGCGACGATGGTGACCGTGCCATCGGCAAAGCGGACCGTGCCGGTATCCTTCGCCATGGCGATCCGCGCCTGCGAAGCGCGCTCGCCGTAGCGGAGCCCGATGGCGCCATCGAGCCAGTCCTTGAGGGTCTTGGCGGCCTTGAGCGCGGCGTCGGCTTCTTCATGGAGGAGCGCCAGCTGCTCGGCGGGCAATGCCACGATGTCGCCGATCGGCATCTGCCGGAGCGCGTCGAGGGTGATGTGGTTGGGGATCGTCATCGCCGCCCTCACGCCGACTTGAGGGCAGGCTTGTCGGCGGTGCTCTTGCAGAGCTGGACCGCCTCGAATTCTTCAATGTCTTCCAGCCGGTAAACCACCCGGCCGCCGATCTTGATGAAACGGGGACCTTCCCCGGACCACCGCCAACGCTCAAGCGTGCGGTGGCTGATGTTCCAGCGAGCGGCGAGCTCGATCTGGTTCAGATGCCTGACGGTCATTCTCGTCTCCTTGGGTTTGTGTCGAAAACCTGCGGAGACGATGGCGTGTGGGCGGGTAGGAGCCGGGGAGGAGAAAGGAAGGAGCCAGCGGAGGAATCGCAAATCTGTGCGCTGAAATGAAAAAGCCGCCCCGGAGGGCGGCGCAGCCAACGTGGCAGTGGCACTTCATAGGTAGATCCAACAGCGTCCGCCTTCCTCCTTGATAAACTCGCGCCAGTCAGATCGCTTGGCGAAGGCCTTCGCCAGTGTGTTGACGGAGACGTTGAAACCCGCGCTCTCCAAGACCTCGGCAGTGAGGCATTCCGCGCTCCCGGAAATCCATGCTCCATAGAGATGGCGGACAATTGCCCGCTGCTTCGTGCCGGTGAACGCGTAGCTCTTGCCCCTGACCGTGATCGAAGCTCCATCCGCAGCCATGGTCACGGGCTGGCCGTCGTCGCGCCCATGCGCCAGGCGCGCGGCAAGAATCTGCGGATCGATCCGGAAGCCATCGATTGCATCAATGACGGATTGAACCGCGATGATTTCGTGCCCGCTGACATAGGTCTTTGGAAGCTTCGCCTCGGCTGTCAGCGACAGCACAATGCGCAATCCCGGTGATGGACGCTGCTGGAAATGCTGAAGAAGCAAGGCCCATGTCGCCGGGTCTGAAAGGCGGCGACCGATCCAGACCGGCACACGGGCCGAGCGCCCCGGCAAACGGGCGCCTCCGACCTCCCAGAGCAAACCGGGCAGCAGCTGCACTGGACGGGAGACCAACGGGCAGTCGAGCCCATCAAAGAGCTTCGGCAGAAGAGTCTCAAAACTAAGGGCAAAGACCGATTGATCGTCCGGCGATGCAGTTACCCATCCCGCCTGCGGGCTGAAATAGCCGAAGGAACGACCGTCAGGTGAGCGCGCAAGGGCGACCGGCGTATCCTCATGGTCGGCCAAGGACGTCGCCGCCGCCCCATCGCCCACCCGGGTCAGCACGCCGAGCGCCTGAAGCTGCGCGCCGGCTGCCGGGTAGTAGTTCGACAAGGCCGCGGAGGTGATGCGCGCATCACGGGTCTGGGCGACCGCGCAGATAAGGGCCAGCGCGTCGTGATCAGAACTTCGGAGAGAGCGCGTCATCGGCGAGGATTCCCCAGCGGCGAAGATACTTCTCGCCGATCAACTGCTCTTCCTCGGTCTGGTCCCTGAGATTGCAGCCATGCGGCATGGTGATCGTCAGCGGGAGGGTCCGGCCGCGCTTTGCCTCACCCTTGGGGTGGAACTTGATGGCCAGCTTGGCCTGCGTGGCAACCCATCCGCCGTCGATCGGATTGCCCGGCCCGAGCCGCTCCTCCGCCATGCTCCAGATGGTGCGGCCCGCCTTGGCCATGCACTCCAGCGTGACGCGCTCGCCGACAGTGTCGAGCGGCATCAGCCGCAACAGGCGGACATCGACCCGCTCGATGCCGTCTTCGAGATCGGTCGGAAAATCGAAGGGCGACAGCAGAACATCGAGGTCATAGCGGCGAACCGGCACCTTCTCGTTCTGGAAGTCGACGCCGAGGAGATCGCGGGCCAGGAACATCGCCATTTCGGCGCGGCTCTCCCGGTCGCTCGCCACCACCTCGACCACTCCGGTCGCGGGCTCATACGTCATCGCAGCCTCGAAGACCGGACGATAAGCACGGCGCACGAGAGAACCGCCATCGTCGAACGCCAAGAGATCGTCCGGCAGGCCTTCCCGGTAAACGGTGATCTGAACCAGATCGCAATCCTCACCCTCGAAGGTCGCGCGCACACGCTCGAAAACATCGACGTGGACGTTGGTCGAGGCAAAGCGGGTACGGAGCGACGCCTTGAATGCGTCGATAGCGACCGGATCGCGGCTGACGGTGCAGCCAGCTTCAATGATGAAGCCATCCCAACTGCGCCCGCGACGCTTCTCATCCGTGAACCGCACCTCCTCGGCGTGACGGAACAAGATCGGACGGTTCAAGAACATCCAGAGCGATCGGGCATGGCCGTTCGCGAGAACGTCAAGAAGGGCACGGTCGTCGACCACGCTGTAGAGCGCGGCCTGACCAGCGTCGTCAGCGAGCCCGCTGACGCGCTCGGCGTCGTTGAGGACGCGAGCCTTCGCTTCGTCGTCCATTTCATCGACAGCGCGGAGCGCGACCCGGACGACCTCCGGCTCGGGCGCGGTCCAGTCGACTGTCGTCGGCAACGCGATGCCGGTGTGGTCGAAATAGGCCTGCAGCGACGAGGCAGGCATGTTGCGGAAGAAGCTCGTCACTGATGCCATGTTCGGACCTCCTCAGCCCTTGATGTTGCGCGGGTCATTCCCGTGCGAATCGGACTGCCCGATGCGGCCGTCCTGGTTGTGGATCTTCAGTTCGGTGCCGGCATTGCTGCTGATCTCCCGCGCCCGCTCGACCGCGTCGGACTTGCGGTCGAAGTGGGCGCTGGCGCGATCCGCGCCGCCGCGACGGATGTCCCAGCCGCCACTTGCACTCGGAACAACGTGATGGGTCCCGGACCCTTTACCCTTGGCCATGTCAGCCTCCTGTGTTTCGTGGTTACGCGAAATTAAGTTCGTTACTACGAACCTGAGCGCGAGATATAGGAGTTGCGGGTATGGCGTGTCAAGGACTAGGAGTATGGCGAAAACGAACCATGCACAGCGAGGAGGACGATCAGTGCCAACACCCCTAGGGGAACGAGTCCGAGAGCAGCGGCGCAAGCGCGGCCTCACTCTCGAAGCGCTGGCCGAAAAGGTAGGATCCAGCAAAAGTTACATGTGGGAGATCGAGAACAAGGACGTCGCGCGCCCGTCTGCCGAGAAACTCGCGCAGATAGCCGCCGCACTCGAAACAACGGCCGATTACCTGTTGGAGGGCGACGGCGCCAAAGAGGAAGATGAGGCTACAGATCTTGCTTTCTATCGCAAGTACAAGAAACTGGATGCCCCCGTGAAGGAGCGGTTGCGCAAAATGCTCGATATCTTGGATGACGACTGATGGCCGAAGGGGCGGCGAAGTCACCGAGGAAAGAGGCGATCCGGCTCTCCAAGCTGTTGGAGCTTAGCCTTGGATCCGACCGCTTTCCGGTCGATGTCGCCGCTCTTGCGAAAGAGGTTTCGCGCAACTGCGGGGATCCCATCGATAAGATCATCGGCGATGAACTGCCAGGATTCGAGGGCATGCTTCGACCGCACAAAAAGCGCCCGGCCTGGCACATCGTCTATTCGACCAGTCCTCAGT